CTCGTTGGACTGACTACATGTACTTCAATGACCGTTTCGCTGAATCAGTATTGGGCGCAGGTAACTTTGCTGTACTTGCTCCTGGCGCTGTTCAGTTGATTACTTGGAATCGTTATGCAGGTGACTACGCTAAGCGTAATGATGTATTTGAGCACGGTACTATCACCGACCCATTCACAGGTATCACTTACGATTTGAAAGTACACTACGATGACTGTGCTGACCGTTGGATTATCAAGTTGCAGTTGCATTGGACCATGTTCTTCTTGCCAACTAATGCTTTTGCTGCGGGTGATGATAATTCAGGTGTAAACTACACGTTCAACTTCGAAGATTGCTCAACAATCGTAGGTTGCGACTAATCAAACCTTGTTAAACTCTAAAATAAATTAAATAAAATGGCACTTTGTCCTTCTACTTGCTCCGTTGAACTTCCCGAATCAATCACGGGTGGTTGCGGTATTACCATCCGTAATGGTGGTATCTCTAAGTTTGCTTTTATTAAGTGTGATTACATTTTTACCGACCTTGCAAGTCGCAATGAATGGGAAGCGGCTGTTGCCTCAGGTGACGTTGTATTCTCAGGATTGCTTCTTGCTCAAAAGCCAAAGGGTAGCTTCACTAAGAAGCGTGTCTCTTCTTGCGCTCCTGAGCAGCTTGTTGGTAAAGAAAATCAGGTAACTTTCCAGGATTACAATAGCGACCCTGAAAACTGTAAGGATGTAGATTTTTGGAACACTATCGTTCAGAACTCTTCTTCTTACCGTTGGGGCTACTATACTTGTGATGGTTACTTCTACGGTATCGTAGATGAATTCTCAATCGAAGTTGACCACGTTATTGAAGACAACTCAACAGGTAACATCTTCTTTGATGGAACTATCTCTTGGTTGAACTTGAATATGCTTTGCGGCACTCAGGTTGACCTCAATGGTGTTGGTTAATAGCTGTTGTTAAATGGTTTTGGTTAAAAGGGGGCGTAACAGCCTCCTTTTTTTATATCTTTGATTAAAATAAATTGAAATGGCACTAAGCTTTAATAATTGTTTGATACCTCAAGGCTCAGGAACGAACGAAATGTATGGCGATTGTTGCTGTGAGATAACTTGTGATGTAACTGTCACGGAGCCAATAGTTATGGAGGATTTCGATTCATTTTTTTTGAATGAATCATTTTTTTTACAGAGTACTCCAAGAATAGCATTTAATGGAAGCAATGTTCAGTATCCATACCCATTTTCACCAGGTGATGTTTTTCAGGTAACATTTGATATTTGTGCCGCGGCTGTGGGAAATGTAGACACCTTGGAGTTAGGATTTTCTTTTATAGGAATGCCGACTGAAAAGTTTTATTTTAATTTTACTGCTATTAATTTGTACTCAAGCATAGCTCCAAATTCATTTGCTTTTGGAAATACGGTTGTTGATACTACAAAGACATTAGAGTTTCAGTTTAGAAACATGGCAATGTGCTGTTATACTTACGAAGCAACAACGGATTGTCCTGAAATAACAATTACGCCCTCAACATCAGACCTTTTATGTGCAGGTGATAAACAGACAGGGATTAAAGTGGATTGGGCTCCAACATCTCTTGGAAACATTAACTGTTCATTGATTGTATCAATAGGTTGTCAGACAATGAACTTTCCAATTACTGGTAGGGGCATTAATCCGCCAAGTGGAAGCGCAACTCCTGCTGCTCAAAAGAACAAGGTTGACCAAACTACACGAGTTGAGGCTTGTTCACCACGCTCAGCAAACAATCGCTGTCAAACAGCTCGTACAATGCAAGCAGCAATTAGAACTAATGCAAGAAGATTTGGTAAACGATAAAAAACAACAATATGATTGACTTTGAAGAAAAATTAGACGGGGTAAATGGCGATATTATTATAGCTATCAAAAAGCTTTGGCGCAATTTGTCTCCCTATACAGTTCAAATACTTGCAGGCAAAAGCACAGAAGAACAAGTTAAGCATCTTACGCTACAAGGTGGAAAGCTTGACGAAGTAAACCAAGCAAGAGCATTGGCTAATCTTTTTCCAATTGACGCAAAGACTAATCGCAAAATTGCTAAGCCAAAGTTTGCAGAATATCTCAAGAAAGGAGATGGGGCTTTGTTTGTTATTCGCTCAGATGCTTTTAGACGCAAAAATGACAAAAGAATTCAAGTTGTTTTAGACTGGGTACTTGAGGAGGTTCCAACTGTATCACTTGAGATAGTTGAAAATGAAAAACACGACACTTTCTTTTTCTACATTAAAAAGAAGAAGGAGAAAGAAGAAGTGATTGAGGAAACACCTAAAGAAGAAACGCCAAATGAATGAGCTTAAATACTTAATCATCCACTGTACCGCTACACGCGAGTGGCAAAATATTACAGCGGAAAGTGTTAAAGCATGGCATACAGCTCGTCCTCCTGCGGGGCGAGGATGGAGTAAGGTTGGATATTCCGACCTTATTTTGCTTGATGGTGACAGACATCAGTTTGTGCATCATGATGGCGATAAATTCATTGATTCAAATGAGATAACCAACGGAGTAAAGGGCATGAACAGCGTTTCGCGTCATGTTTGCTATGTTGGAGGACTGGATTCAAGTGGTAAAAAGGCTAAAAACACACTGAATAACGCACAGAGCCAAGCACTTGAGGCGATTATTAGGGAAGTTATTGCCTATAAGCCCGATATTTTGATTGCAGGACATAACCAATTCGATAATAAGGCTTGTCCATCGTTCTTTGTACCAACGTACCTTAGATTGATAGGCATTCCTGAGAAAAATATTTACACTAAAGACCCATACGGATATGCTACCAAGTTGTCTTGATAATTTTATTGGCGTCAAGTGCCTTTCCGCTAATCCCAAAAGTGGATTATGGATAAACGACCTTGAAGGAATCAATATTCGCATGGCAGCAGATATTGCCGATAGCGGATATATGAGTGGCCTACAACTTCTTGAGCAGAAGATAAATTTTGCATCAGAACTTGTAATACAAGAGCTTAGCGGCTTTTTGCTTCCATATTTTAGAGTAAATAGCATCATTGATGAGATGTTAGTGGGTGACTTCAACTCAAACTATCTTGCTCCATCTTCTAACGACAGAGGAATAAAGGCAATAGTCAAGAATACACGCATGATGCGCGTTTTTGTAGGTGAGGTTAAAATCAGAATCCAACAGGCCAATACAAGTCACCAATTTGAGATTATAGACGGCTTAAGTTCTGTGTCATTTCCTTTTACGACTGATGGAAATGGCGAAGCAAGTGTTTTTGCCAATTATATCTCTGCTAATCGCGAGATTTACATTGTGATGAACAATACAAACATCAATCCTGCTGATACGGATGTAAAATCAGGTTGTAGCTGTTCTTCCAAGTCTTCTCAGTTTATGCTTGTGAATGGATGGAATGGTTCAGGAGTTGGAAACAATTCTTACGGAATCAAGGCTCAATTGACTGCTGAATGCAAGATTGATGAGATGATATGTATCATATCTCAGCATTTACGCTTCCCAATTCTATACAAAGCGGGACTGGAGATTGTAAAAGAGGCGAAGGCCACAGACCGACTGAATAGCGTGACGCTACTTGATAACGACAAAATAAACTTTTTGTATGAAGAGTTTAGCATGCAGTACGATAGGCACATGAAGATAGTTGTCAATCAATTGCCTGAATTATTCAAACGAATTGACGATATATGCGTAATATGTAACCAGTCACGATACGTTTACGGTAATCCATAAAAACAAAGCCCCACTTGTTAGTGAGGCAATGTTGGTCATGAGTTTACTACCGTTTTTCGCTTATTATATCGGTAATACAAATATAAACCAATAAAATAAAAAGTCAAATGAACGACAACTTTAAAGCTTGCGGAGCATGTGGTAAACCATCACGTCCTGCCACCCGACCTGCAACTGCACGACCAAGACCAACATCACGCCCTAAGTAAGAACATTTTTGAGGCTCAAGTCGTATATTAATTCTACGTTGCAAGAAGACATGAAATCAATTGCAATAGAAGTTTTATGCTTGAATTTCAAAAAACATGTTCTATTGATAAGTGTTTTAGGCGGATTCTCACTTGGTGCTTTTACGGGCTTTGTAGAAGACTGGATTTTCTCTCCCGCAGCATCATTATTCGCCTTGCTTGCGTTAATTGTAGCTGACCACATTGCTGCACTCGTTGTAGCATGGAAAAGGGATGCGGTTGACACAAGGAAGGCAATATCCGTCTTTTGGAAACTTTTATCACATGTTGGGCTTTTAATGTTTGCTAATAACCTTGCTAAAGGCAGCGTATTTTTAGGATGGATGAATGAAGGTATCTTTGTTCCAATTGTCCTTGTAAATATGCTTTCTCTGATTAAGAACCTATCACTACTTGGATATATCAAGAGGGATTTTGCTAAATGGATTGACAAAAAAATTGATACATATAAAAATGAGGATATATCTTCTCCTTCAAACAGTAATGGTAGTAGCGTTTCTTAGTTCTTGCATGACTGCTGAACAATGCGCTGAGAGATACCCTGCCCAAACTGAGATTAAAACGTACTATAAAGACACGGTTATCGTGACTCAGACGCGAACTTTTGATACCCTTGTGCAATATAAGCGGCTTGATACCCTAATCATCCACGACCATCAGACAGACATCAGGACGGAGCTTATGTTCCTTCCTGGTGACTCTGTTTTTGTGGAGACTACTTGTCCTCCTGATACTGTTCGCGTTGAAAAGGTACTTGAGATTATCAAGGAAAAAGCTATTGAGCAGGTTGATGAGACAAAAAATGCTATCAGATGGATTGCGATATTCTGTTTTGCCTTATTTTTAGCAATAGGCTCTGTTGCCTACTTGATTAAAACAATCAGAAACAAATGACAATTAACCAAGCAATAAACAAGCTCGGCAAACTTTCAAGTTTTCTTGCTAAGGAGCCTAATAAACTGCTGTTGACACCAACAAGAGCTATGGAAGGAATCATGAAAGAGCGTATTTTTCTTGAGGGCTTAAACTCAGATAGTAATCCTATTGGTATTGGCTATTCAAAGCTATGGGGTGATATTCGTAGAAAAAAAGGATTGCAAACTGATTTTGTTGACCTGAAGTTCAGTGGAAGACTCAGAAAGAATATGACAACTAAAGTTGCGGACTCTAAGACCGTTGCTATTGTGATTGATAATGACTTTGATTACAAAAACAAAGCAATGAAGCAAGAAGATTTCCGTGAGTTTTATATTTTTAAGCCTACTGAATCAGAAGCAGATACACTTGAAGAATATGTTTCAATTACATTAGAATTTCAAATTGATAAAATACTTACATAATGAAAC